TGGGCGGAACGATTTTGAAATTAAAACGACGTGCAGCCATTGCAAGAAACCATTTGTTTGCTATACGGAGTTGAAGTACTTTGCTAAGAAGATGCAAAACGGAGCAGAGGAAAAATAAACAGTGCTCGATGTAACAAAAATATTATGTTTTATCAAGGGCCGCGTAAAACCCCTAGCTTTAGCTATGGGGAGTGTCAATGTTGTCCGTCGTTACGAGCGGGGGCGAAAGCCCGAACTCTGCCGCAGCGTGTACTGCGTTTTTAACCCAAACTGGCTGGGGATCGTAACAAGCCAGTTGCGCCAAACCCCGCTGCTAGTTAATCTTGGCAGCGGGTGGCAAAGACAACCTAAATCTTTAAAAATGGAGTTTTACAAAATGCAGAAAATTATTACCGCAGCAATTGCAGCAGTTTTGGCAACTAGCGCACAGGCTTGGGATGTAACCGAATCCATTGATCGGTTTACAGGCGAAGTAAAGTTAAGTGCATTGCTTAGAAGCACAGAACAGCAGGGTGAAAAACCAGTGACGTTAATGTTTCGCTGCTTACCCAAAGGGGTCGCCACTTACGTGTTGACAACAGGCGTTCTTGACACAAACAGATTCACCACGCCAATTCGTCTTAAAATTAAAAACCGCCAAGCATCAAGTTACGACGCTTTGACACTTTTTAACGGTAGCGTTGTCGTAATTAACGGGGAGTCTGTTTATAACACCGCGCTTGAACCCGATTTTGAAATGATATTGCAGCTTTCGTACTATCGAAGCGGCCCAGTCGTTTATGATTTTAAAGATGCAGATAACACAAAACTTAAAGAGTTTTTCGACAAGTGCAAAACAGGCAAGTGAAACGAATTTGCAACTATTTTTGCCAGCAAAATCAATGCGTTGCAGTTTAATCAGCTATGTAATTGAAAACTTTTTTCAACGCGCTGTTGCAAGTGCTCGTGAAAGCGCGGCTTCAAATTCTTCCGGCCACTTTTGAAAAGCAACTTTTTGGGCTTGGCTAAAATCAAGCCGTTTTTTGTACTGTGCATCGGTCACAAATAGCAACAGTGGCACAATCCTTTTGTTGTTGTCTACGCGAGCATAAACGCCGTCGCCAAAGCCTTGGTTGCCCTTGGGCGTACCTCTGAAATACCGCTTGGCTGTATCGCCAGTATTGGTGGCATTTAGCAAATCAATTAAATCAGCGCGCGGCACGTTTCCGTATTGATCGAGTTTTATACCTGCGACGCCGCGCTCTAAAGCTTGGCCAGGTACAACGTAGCGAACTGAACCACCAGCGCGTATTTCAACCGGTCTTTGTCTACGCTCACCGCCGAGTAATGGCGCAAGGTAAGCAGCTTGCTTTTGTTTATAACCAACCGTGACTTCAAAAGGGCCGCGCTTGTCGGCTTGGGTGCTGTAGATGCTTTGCTTTTGCGTAAAAGGGGTTGGCCGGTCAATAGCTTTATTTGTTTCTGCTTGCTGTATGACTGCGAGTTTTTGGCCGAGGCTAGACAATGCCCGAGCGGTTGCAAACGGGATCTGCTTGCGCTGAATGTCCGTTAGTTGCCGCGTTAAGCTTTCGGTGTCGAACTCGACCTTGATCATGGCTGCACGAACGTTACAAAGTCGCCCACGTTGGACGCAAACGTAACAAGCCCATGTGGTACCGCGCTAATGCTGTAAACGTCGCCAGCGCTCGATTTTGCAATACGTAGGCTATCACCTACAGCCACAACTGAAAACGCAGCAGCGCCATTAATCTGTATCGTAACGGTAGCACCAACGCAATGATCTCGCTCCCAGTCTATAACGATTTGATCGACTATCACTTTCGCGACTAGGTTATAAACACGAGCTGACGCTATCACGGGATCGGCTGGGTATGAGTAAGCAGGTGCGTTAACTTCAGGATCGTATTCGCGCGCCCAAGCTTCTGCGACGTCATCCTCAGCCGTAAAGGTAAACAAACCGTCGGCCGCTGGCTGTATGTCAATGATTCTCACGCGCTTTCCGGGGGTTGCTGTAGGACCGGCCATAAAGTAGAAGTCTTCGGGAACAGTATCAGCAAAACGGCTTGCAGGGTTTTCTGTCACGCCTAAAACATTTGGCGCATCTGCGATCACCCATGTGTCGGTAAAAGTAACGTTTCGCCCGTTGATTGAGCACGCAAACACTCGTTGCGTTGCGTCGGGCAACTGGACCATGATGTACTGCTGTGGCTCGGTCGTTTCTGCGCTTAAGGTAGCACTTACAATTCGAGTGCCATCGCTTACCAGATCCGTAAACCGCCCTGAGTACGCCCACTGTGTTAGGTCATGCGCCAATGCAACAACGCTCATTTTTGTGATGCGTGCGCCCTGCATATCAGCTTGCCAAGTGATACGCCTGTTCTGGTAAAACTGTGTCGCTGCTAGACGATTAGCTTCTCGCAGCGCTTGTTCACGGTACTTAACGCCCCAAAGATCAAGACGCGCTTCATGCGCTGGTATCGTGATGCCGGGCATTAAAACTCGTAACTCGTTCTGCCGCCACTCGTCATCAGGATTGACAAACTGAGTCACGATTTCTTCAGCCATTCGTGACGATGCGTAGTTGATTTTAAACGAACCGGCAATGATGTTACTCATCCCAAACTGCGCAATGATCGGTTGGTTTTCGTCCTCCCAAACAAACGACAATTTAGACCCGTTATAACTTGGCGTTGCTCGTCCAACGCGAGCGATTCTTCGCAACACTTCATCTGCGCCGCTTTGCTCAATAACCGCTGCGCTAAATCTTAAATTTTTACGAGTGCAAAAGTTTGCAAAGGCAATTATTGATGCAAGGTCGATTTTGCTCTGAGGAATGCCGCACCCGAATAATCTTTGAGCGTTTTCTGGATGATCGCCCAAGTTCCATCCCGTCCCTGAAAATGGAGGTAGAGTATTGATTGATTTATTTGTAAATCCACCTAGCGCCCAATACAAGCACCACCATGCAGGGTTTTCTGTGTGCTGCCATGACCAACCTGCCGAGCCTATCAATTGGCCAGTGTAATTGCCGCCGGTCCATACCCAAGTTTTTGCAGTGACATACGCAGAGACTGCATCGATCGTTCCGTTTAGGCTGGATGACGATTGAAACACAACGCCCACGCGATTTTGCGCGGGATGAGTGCCACCATCGGCCTGAAAAAACTTAACGGATTGGAGCTGAATTTTATTGTATAGCTCTTGGCTTTCGGAGTCTTTTTGCACTTTTGTAATGCGTAATTGATACTGGCCAACCGTCGGAAACAAACCGCTAAACGACCGACGAACAGCACTGCTATCAGCGCCTAAAACCAAAAATGGCGAACCCGCAACCGTCGTCCATGAATTCGTCCCAGCTAAAGCATATTCAACCTTGACGTCAACGCCATTGGGGAAATAACCCTGCTGATTCGTGCCAAAAACTGAACCTGCAATATCAATTTGCCAACTTTTGCAACCGAACGGGCTTGTTCTAACAACACTCTTGCTTATGTCTGGTGGTGAGTCTTTTTGCGATAGGTCTGCGCCGTCTCGCGTTACGCAATTTAGCGGGTAGTTAATCCCGTCGTTTAAAGGCTCGTTTGGGTGCCCGCGAACCACTGTATCGTCGGAGCCCTTAAATCCAATGTCTAAGCTAATGTCTGCATAATTTTCGAGTGCGGTATTGCCGACAAGCCAGCTTGTAAACTCCAAATCACCAAAGCCAAAATTGAGGATTTGCGTTATTTGCTGTTCCCATCCGATGTAGTTTTCACAAGACCGCGCGACTCCGCCAGTGACCTTGTAATTACTGAACAAAGGATTGTCTGGCCTTGCGTCGGAGAAGTCTACCCACGTTGCAGCCGCCCCACCTGTTAGCTCTGTGATTGCATCTTGATACGCTGTAACCTTTTGATCCGCGTAACGCATCACCCAGCTTGACGGCCAAGGATTGATCGGACCATAAACGGGTAGATTGGGATCAATCGTCAACCCTGATCTTTGCTCGACCCCCGGCGAAGTGCCCGGATATGATCCCATCGGACGGTTGTTACCAAACGTCATGCTGTCTTGTCCGTAATCTTGCCGTACCGTTGTCTGTCCGGTTGCGTAGTTGATTATGGTCAATCGCGTTTGGTAATCTGCAATGCTTTCACGTGCAGGTAATGGTCTTAGCTCAGTGACCATTAAACAGCTTATCGGTGGATTAGCTAATTGAACATACTGCGACCAAGGCCGGTTATCGTAGTCTGGCACATAACGCCATGCTCCCATAATCACTGGCATTGGTTCAAACATTCGCGCTTGGTTTGCGCTACTTGTTAGCGAAAAGCTTGGCCGCTCGTTACGCGTGCGGGAATTGGATAGAGAGTCGCGCGAAAAGCTTGGGGTTGATGCGCGCTGCAATAAAACCGAACCAGCAACAATCGTAACGGCGGCCGCAACGGTTGCATAAGCACCGGCCGAGAAAAAACCGACGCCGACCGCCTCAAATAACAGCGTGAAAGCTGCAACTAACGTCTCAAACTTTGCTTTGACAGCAATATAAACATCGTCACCGTCTCGGACCATCTCTTGACCGGTCACGCATGGCACACCGTTAATTCTGATCTCAAGGGGTCGCGCATCAATTCCTAGCAAATCGGGCAAGTCTTCTGCAACGAGTATGCCCCGAAAACCTTGGATATATTCCTCGAAGTTTTCTTCGAGCGGGTTTGCATAAAAGCGAACGCGGAAACTATTCAAGCGATTACCTCGTCTTTGAACCGATAGTAACCAACGATGTACTTTTGATAAACATCTAGCCGCGTAAGGCAGCTTTGTTTTTTGTCGGCTGCGTTATGCAATAGCCACCATTCCTCATTGATCCACGCGCATAGACCAGTATGAAAGACGCCCATGATCGACATAAGGACTGGCTGCTTGTCTTCGGGCTCGGTGATGCGGGTAACGAACGTGGCCAAATTACCCTTTAGGGCTTCGTTGCGCTTAACAAGGTTTCGTGATTCGGTTTTAGGGAATTCGGTGTCCAGCCCTAGTTCTGAGCGCGCGACGTACTCCACAAACTCTGCGCAATCGTATTGAGAGTAAGGGACTCCAATGTATTTGTCGGTCCAGTGCATCATGCAAGCCCCGGCTTCGTTTTGGGTCGGTATGTATAAGGGATTGAGACCTTATTTACCGTGTCGTCAATCGACAGTTGAATCTCAATAATTTGTGGACTAACAGCAATCGAAGCAATGTCTAACTCGTCGGTCTTTTCCAGAACATCAGGCTGGCTGCGAAGTAACTGGACCAAGCGCAATTTCGCCCCTCGAGCGCCATATGTCTTTTCTAGCATAATGCCAACTTCTCGGCCGCTGTTTGCTATCTGTATGGACGCAGTGGGTAATTGGTCCTCGGAGTCGTTTGGCAACACCACCTTAATGCCGGTTGCAATGTACCGCTTGCCATTGCTTACCACATCGTCCGTATCGCAAATAAACCGCGCGATGTTAGAGAGCATTGGATGCTCAATCTCGATACCGATTAACGGGTGTTCACACGGTCCTGTTTGCTGCGTGATCTGCAACCACTTGGCCGAGTATTGGTGACCTTGCATTTACGCTTCCCATACTTCTAGAGTCATCGTTACTTCGTAGCGGTCTAATTGGTTAGATACCTGCTTGTAACTCACCAAGCCTTCTTTAATCCGCGCACGAACCGTCTTTTTTTCGCAAAACGGATTGTCCCACAGAAACCAGTTCGCACCATGACAAAGGTCGGTAGTAACCCACTCTTGAAACGCGCATAAATCGCAGATCAGATAAGTCAGATCGTAGTTAAGCAACCGACGCCGATATTGTCTCGCCTGACGCGGTAAGCCATCCTCAAAAGTATTGACCAAAAGCTTGTCCGCATAAGCAATACTCGCGCCGTTAACAAAGCTTGCAGTGCTTGGGAATTTGCTGATCATCGTGAAACCCTGTTAACTGTGTTGCGCAGCTTACCGCCTTTGTTTAACTCATCCAGCACGACGTTAACAATAAACTCGCGGCCATTGAATGTGCTGTTTGCGCTTTGAACTTGCGCGGGCTGCCCGTTGTTGGTGATTGAAACCGCAATAGGGAACGCCGCGCCTGTCCCCGATTGCTCAACCGTGCCGCCATCTGCATAACGACCATTTCGGCTTCGTGCGTAATCAATCTTGGCCTGACTTGCGCCTAAGTATTGAAGCGCGGGATCTTTGGGGAATCTAAGCGACCGTATCGACTCCATGAAGTCACGCCCGTAATGCTCAACCGCGCGAACTGGCTGCACAAACTCTTTTGCCGTGAGCATTGCCGGAATGTTATCCGCTTTAGCGTGAGGCGAACGACCAGGGACCAAACCGCCATCAGCAAAGCCAAACAGCGAAGGGATAAACTTTAACAACCCGCCAATGCCGCCGCTTTGCGATTTAAGCAAACCGGAAATCAGTTCGTTAAAGAAATCGTTTAGTAATTTATTAAGAGCCGTATCAAGGACGTTTAGCAGGTTCTTTTTAAGCGCTTGGCCTAGTGACTCGGAGCCGCTAATAGCTGCACCAAACGCATTACTAAAAGCCCCTGCAAATGACGCGCCGAACTCATTGGCCTGATTTTGCAATGCGCCAAAGACTTGCACGCCTTGAATGTTGATCGTGTTGAGTTGCGCGCTTAATTCGTCTGCAAGCTTTGCATTGCCAGCCTCTTTTGCTGCTTGTAATAGCTCGGTAAGCTTTTGGCGTTGTTGCTCAATGGCCTGTGCTTGCTGCAAATATAGCTCGCGGATTTGTACCTGTGCATCACGCTCACCAATAAGCCCCGCCTGACGTTGCGCGTTAATCAATGCCTCTTGCTGGCCCAATGCTGTTAGCTGACTTTGCGTGCCGCTTAACTCGTTCTTAGCGTTGGCTGCCGCGACTTGCGCGTTAATTAAACGCCGCTCAAGATCGGCTAGTTCAGGGCTAGAGTCTTGCAACGTTGCAATCCGAGACGCGCTTTCGCGCTCTAGCTTTTCGCGTAGTGCGTTGGTGTCAATCGTTCCCGTTAAATCAGCAGATCGCAATCTTACGTCAATCTCAATGTCTTTGATCTTGCTTAGCTCGGCCTGAGTCTTGGCAACGGTTTCTTTTGTCTTTTGCTCGTCAATTACAAGCTTTGCTTTTAGGTTTAGAACATCTTTATCAACGCCTAAAGCCTCTGCGTTTTTCCCCTTTGCGCGCAGTTGAGCCGCTTGTTTTTCTAGTTCGGCGATTTGTTGCTCGGTTAAATTTCGCTCTTGTTCGGCTAATAGCTCTGCCGCGCCGACTCTTGCCTGTACATAAGTCTGCAAACTAACGAGTCCGTCCTGATAAGCGCGATTGAGCGCAGATTCCGCACTTTGCGCGTATTGCTTTTGTAGATTGAGTTCGGCCTCGAGGCCGGCACGCAATAGCGCAAGCTTTGCTTTATTGATTGCGTCTTGTTTGTCGGCCTCGTTCTTGCCGCTGTCTGGCTTTGCTGTAGTAAACCGTCGAGAGCCTGCAACCGGACGACGGACTCGCCCTTCTCTGCCTTGGTCGTCGCCTGCGCTTGCTCGCACGGCATCGTTAGCCCGTTTAAGCTTTTCCTGCGCTGAAGCAAACCGCTCTGTTGCGTTTGTTGCCTCCCGTGCAGCTTGGGCACTAGCCGCATAACCATCAGCTTGCGTCTTATAAGCGTTTGCAAGGTCTTGGGCTTTTTTTGCAAAGTCACTAGCGCCAACAAGATCGAATAATGCTTGCG